TGCATCATGGTCGTATTGATTGTCTTCGGTTTTAGGTGTATTATGCAAAGCCCTTCTTGTAACGTCAATACCCTCGATTAAAACATTTAAGTTTTTCATCATCTCTTTCATACTGCCCGCATCTATTCTTTGTTTTATTACAGTAGTTTCTTTACTTAAGTTCTTAAGTATATTTTCCCAACTCATTGTAATCACTTCTGCGAGAACTTCTTTCCGGTAGGAACGTGTTGTTTCCCCTTTTTAGTTCCTTCTCTTTTTTTTCTATCTTGATATTTCAATCTAGACTTAGAGGTTTTCTTATAAGTTCCCTTTGGCATATACCTACCCTTAGTTTTAGACTTAGGAGTTTTGCCTTTTTCTTTTGCACTATGTTGTTCGGCACTACCCCACTCTTCATTAGTCCAATTCTGTAAATCTCTTTGAGTTTTGGCCTTAGCCTTTAGCATATCAAACCAATTCATAGTCTCCCCTCGGATTCAACCAATCTCTTTTCTTACCTTCTGCTGTAATTTCATGCCAAATGTAGCCATTAACTGTTCCTATATTATCTCCAATCCATTCTAATAATTCATCTTCAATATCTTCTTGTGTAAAATCTTCTTCAATACCTAATTCTTTAGCAGTAAGAAAAGCATTTACAGTAATATCCTCGTAGGGTTCATCTTCGGTGGAATAAGATTCGATTACAAAAACTCGTTCTTGTTTTTTAACAATTTCAAACCAACTACTAATCACGATAACCACCACCTGCTTTTTTGTAAGCGGCGGCGAGCATTTGTGCTTTTCTTGCAGACCATTGACCTGCTGCTCCTCCTTTACTACCTGCTTTAATTCTTTGAAACTGTTTTTTTCTCATCGTTGGCTTAGTATAATTACCTGCTGAATTAACAGTAGATTTCTTTTTCTTCTTAAGAACTTCAAACCAAGTCATGCTAATATTCACTTGTAAAAGACCTAAGTTTAATATCCTTCCGTTTTTACTAATTTTGTGGGTAATAAAATGTTTTACCTAACGAAAAGTGAAAAATGTGGTGGAATTTTTTTACCACTAGCGCCCGTTTTTTTTTTAATTTACTACCATAACCGTAATAAGGATACTATTATTAAAAAATTAAGGAGCATAAAAGGGTTTAACCCATCTATTGCAACTAGTGCAGCGTTTATTGTCCCATTCTCCTGATGCGAAGTTTAAATGTCCCTTACAATAAGGACAGTAAGGCCGTTTTCTTTTACTAACGTTATCAAGAGCAGGTTTTTTATGTGTTTTTGTATCTTTTTTATTGTTTTTACTGATGTGGGGGCTAAGATTCTTAATTATGGAGAACCACAGGCCGTCAGATAGTGCCATTAGCCCGCCTAAAACACTAATGTTAATTAAATTAACGATAAAAAATAAAAAATAAAAAAAAAATTTGCAAACAAAGCATATGGTTGGAGACCTGATTTGATGTCAATAGTACCATATGGTAGCATCATTAATGATGCGCTACCACATCAGGAGGTGCTATTCGTGGACGAAGACGAAGAAGAAGAACAAGAGTAAGTAAATTACTCATGTGTAAGTCGCCCACCACACCATATGGTTGTAAGTGTAACTTTGAGGAACGAAACCCCCAACTGAACAGTTTTTTTATTCTACTTACTATCAAAATCCGGCTTCGTAGTTAGAACTAAGCGTGTTCAGGCTTAGATTTTTGTCAATCACTCAGCCAAAGAAAAAGTCTTATTATTGACTAATTTTCTGACTTGAGTTATTGAGGTTATATCGTGGGGTGTTTTCATACGCAAATATTTCAAAAAATATCTGTTAGTTGTTTGGCTGTAAAAATTCCAACAATCGAAAAGAGTAACATCTCCTTCAAGGTCAATTTCTGCAATTTTAGTTTCATATGAATAAAATGCACAAGTGCCGTTCTGATAATATCTTATTTCTTGGTTTGGTACTGTTCGACCTGTTCTACCTCTCATATTTTCGCTTCTAAAATCCATTTAAATCAACCTCAATACTTTACCGTCTTGTATCCATGTTGCTACAATCGCATTCTTTTCCTTATCTGAATAATAATTAGATAAGGTTAATACACGAATTGCAATTTCATTGTTTTTCGTTTTTCCTACTAGCATTCCTCTCAAGGCTCTTGGTCTGTTCGACATATTATTAAGGATAATAAAACAATATGGGGTATGATTCCCAAAGTTAATCATTACCATATGGTTGTGTACGTCAGTGGAACTTTGAGGAACTTAGTACAGATAACCCGATGGCCTTTCGACCAAAGGGCTACCACACAAATTTTGGGTTTAATTCTCTTCTTCTTCTTCTTCTTCACTATAAATGTAAGTCATGGTAGCATACCTCCTTGATACTATACCTTTGACAAAAGAGTATATAGGGATTACACAAAGTTTCATACCATATGGTTGTACATACACTTTGTCGTGTACAACTTCATTTCTGAAAGTTAATACCAATAGGACTTCAAGGGATAATTAACGGTAAAACATATAGAATATGTTCAGAGTTAACTGATAAATTACTGTTTTCCATGTATAACCGTTTGACTTATTGGTAGAGTATTGGTTTACTAAGCGAAAAGGCTCTAATCTAGAATAGCCTACATACTTTTCAATACATCAATCTCGAATCCTCAGTTCTAAGTTATACACTCGGATTTGTGCCTTAAGGTCACGTTTCCTGTGAGAGTATAATTATCTCTATCCGCCCTATTGGTGTTGTTCGTTTCGCGTTGAACTTACGCTTGGGAATTTTACATTTGATTTAATGCATCAAGATAAGTCTTGAGAACATTAAGTGCTTTACCTGTTTCTTCAACTACTTCAGAAGCAGAATCGCCTCTAATTTTAAGAGACTTTACAATATAAACATGATTTGAACCCGACTTAGATTGTGATATTTCAATCTCGTAGGGATAACTCAAGTTTAGTATTTGGTCGGGGTTTGTTGTTTGTACTAGTGGGTCGTTTGACATACTACTAGTATTGCCAAACAGTAAGTAGGGTAGCACGACAAAGTGTATGCTACCATATGGTTGGAAGTATACTTTGTAAACGAAACCATATACTGTTTTTTCATCATTATATATGTGAGAGGGCGGTATAACCCAATAATATACAGGATGTAAATAATATGACAGAAAAATTAGAATTAGAAGATAAAATTGACTTAATGACAACATGGATTGAAAGTGAAGATGTTCAAGGACATGATAGGGCTGGTTGGATAACTAACTGTTGGACTTTCGCTATGGAAGAATATGAAGATACAGGTGTTAAATCTACGGTAAGTACCACAATTTCGCAGATTTCTAAAGCAGCAAAAAGATATCAAATTGAAGGATATCCGATTGCTTCAAGAACTTCATCAAACATGACACAAGAAATGACTGATTTAATTGCATCGCATGGAAATTTCCTTGATAATATGGTTCAAGCCTTTGAATCATTACCTGAGAACCATGTAATACACTCGAAAAAATCAGAAGCAAGACCGGACAGAAGATATGCTGACGCTAAGGATTGGAGAAATCATTGGTTGAAGATTATAACTGATAAAGTAAAAGAAGAGGCTAAGGAGGCTACTCAATAATTGGGTAGTCTCCGTCCCTCTCACAAATGGGGACGCTAACAAAAGCACCGCTTCATACCATATGGTTGGAAGGTTGCTTTGCTAACGAAACCACATACTGTTTTTCTGACTGTATTAGTGCAAGAGGGTGGTAATCCCAAAATATACAGGAAGTAAAAATTATGACAGAACAAATTGAATTACAAAATAAAATAGATAAAATAACAACTTGGTTAGAAACAGAAGAAATGGTTAATCACGAAAAAGGTGCTTGGTTAAATAATTCTTGGACTTTCGCCATTGAAGAATATAATGAAACTCAAACTAAGAGTGTAGTTACACAAACTATTTCACAGATGTCAAAGGCTGCTAAAAGATATAACATAGCATCTTATCCTTTGGCTTCTAGGTCTACTTCAAGCATGACGCAAGAAATGCAAGATTTAGTCTTGGCTCATCAGCCTTTCGTAGATGCTATGTGTGTAGCGTTCGATTCACTACCAGAAAATCATGCAATACGTTCAAAGAAATCTACTGCACGACCGGATAGGAGATATCTTAACACAAATGATTGGAAACAACACTGGCTCGATTATATTATTAGTAATATAAAAGAAGACGCAAAGGAGAGTACTCAATAATTGGGTACTCTCCTACCCTCTTGCACATGGGGTTTCAATTAGCAAAGCCAATTTCATACCATATGGTTGTAGGTCTTAGACACACTAAGAATAGTAAATGAAAATCATGTACTTTATGGTGGGGCGGTCGGCTTATATACGGTTTCGGGAATCCGATGATGAAAAGGGGAAATGGTTTCATTTGCCCGAATGTATTCTATTCATCACATAAAGATACTATCTTAGTAGGAAATACATATTACTACCTATTATCAACAACATTTCAATGACTTATATCTTAGTTTCTATATAGTATAGTATATTATACCAATATAGATACATTATAAGATATAATATAATAGATATAGTAAGCACGTTTGAGACATTTAGTTAATTCTCGTTGTTTCTTGCTATTTCTTATCTCATTTGAGAATGAGAAACGTGAGAAAAGTGGGAAATTAGAATAATTTTAGATATAATTATTATTATTCTCATATTATCATAATTATATTATACTACTACTCTCTCTCTCTCTCTCTCTCTCTCTCTCTCTCTCTCTTAGGAGAGCATGAGAAAATGAGAAAATAATAAAAAGGCACTATAATGTGCCATTCCAAGTAAATATCAAACATTGCCTCTCTCAAATGAGTGAGAAGTGCTTGAGAATTACATCACACTCACACATAAGGATAGTCTCGTAAATCTAGGACTTAAAACTACTGAAACAGGTATAGCATTATTCCCTCAGTAGCAGAGAGTGTTAGTTGACCTTGTGGGAATTAGGGGTTTTTTACAGTAATAAGAACCGAGTAAAATAGTTAGAATGTTCTTAGCGGAATGTTCTTTCTATACAACTCAGAAGAAGATGCAGAAGTTTGCATTAGAAGAACCAAACACAACAGTTGAGATTCAATCAATTGAATATCAAGTAGCGAAAAATGACCTTCGGGTAGTGAAGTAGTGAAAGACTTTCTAGAGAGAATTAATTCTTAGTAGGCTTGGGAAATCTAAAAAATGCTTTCTTTGGAAAAGGTATTTCTAAAGAACTAAGCGCAATAATGATGAAAGCAATTTTAGTCATGGTCTTTCGAGGCTATGCATTTGTAAGTAATATTAGTAGTCGGCATGAGCAGTAAAACATCATTGGTAACATATGACTAACGTTATCGTACCACCTTCGTGTAAAGCGGCATAGCACGTTTTTTCTTTCCCCTTTCAAACTCAAAATATCCTGTATGGTTTACTGCCCTACAAAAATGGGCTTGTCTTAACTGTCATTAAGGCAAGTCCTACATACTCAACGATTCTTGTCTTACTACCTTCGGAACTAGAATACAAGAATCTTTATGAGTTAGGTTTTAGATAATAATAAATTGGAAATTCGTTCTCTGTTCGGTAACGTGTTGACATCTCCTATCTAGTCGTGTGGTGCGACCCAATTTCCCTAACTATCACATTCCCAAATATAACAATAATAAAAAGAGGAAATAAAAATGAAAATAAAAGGAACAAATGAACAAGAAGAAATATGGAAAGAAATGACTTACGGTGATTCTCACATGATGGTCTATGCAGGTGCAGGTACGGGTAAAACCTTTACAATCGTAAATGGTGCTGAACACGTTGTCGGTAGAAAATGCTTTTTAGCATTTAACAAAGCAATCGCAACAGAATTAGCAAACCAATTACCTGATGATTGTGAAGCAAAAACGTTTCACAGTTTAGGACTTGCAGCGATTAAATCAGAGAGAAGAAACTGTAAAATTGATAATAAGAAAACATACAAGATTGTAGAAAACTTACTTGGTAAGAAATTTAAATCAAAGACACAATTGGTTAAACTAGTTAGTCTAATTAAATCATCAATGGTTGAATGGGATGATAGAGAATCAATTATCTCAATTATGCAAGAATACAATATCGAGTTCGATGGTGTATTAGAAATGAATAATGCTTTGAAGTACTTACCTACAATTAAGAATAATTGTATGGATTTATCAGTAGTTGACTTCGATGATATGATTTGGCTACCTGTCGAATTAGATATGAATGTCAAACATTATGATGTAGTCTTTGTTGATGAAGCACAAGATTTCAATGAAGTCCAAAGACAATTAATTTTGAAGACTTGTAATGGTGGACGAATGATTGTAGTTGGAGACCCTAAACAAGCAATCTATGGATTCAGAGGTGCTGATTCAGCATCAATGAAATTATTCCAAGATACATTATCTGAATCTCCTAGAGGTGTAAAAGAGTTTACTCTTAGCATTACTTGGAGATGTCCTAAGACAGTAGTTGCAGAAGCAAATCGTTTCTTTAGTGATTACTCATGTAGAGAGGATGCAGAAGAAGGTGAAGTAAATGTTAATGTAGCCTTTGACCCTAAAGTTGGTGATATGGTTTTATGTAGAACAAATGCTCCACTAATCCAAAACTGTTTCCAATTAATTTCAGAAGGAATACCTGCCTTTGTATTGGGTAGAGATATTGGTTACAGTCTGCAATTATTAGTTGGTAAGGTAACTAAGAATAACGATATGTTAGTATCTGATTTCTTACCATTGCTTAACAAACATATTGAATATCAAATGGATGTATTCAGAAAAGCAGATAAAGAAAGATTAGTTCAATCTCTTGATGATAAGAGACAATGTATTACTTATCTAACTAGAAATGCAAATACCGTTCAAGGTATTCTTGATAACATCAAAGCAATCTTTGGTGATGGAAAGAAACGTGGTGTTATCTTTGCTACTATTCACAAAGCAAAGGGATTAGAAAAAGATAACATTTGGATTCTAGAGCCTCAACTTATGCCTCATCCTATGGCTAAATCTGATGCAGACAAACAACAAGAGACTAACCTTTGTTATGTGGCAATCACAAGAGCAAAGAAGACTTTGAATTATGTAGGTGAAAGAATTGGTTAAATGTGAAGAATGCAATGACAGAGGAATTATAGCAGTACAGCAAGCAGAAGGCGGTATTGAAATAGAACCATGCATACCTTGTAATATGGAAGATTATGTTGAGTATATTGAGTCTCTTGTTGATAGAGATTTACATCATGATTTTTTTAGGAAACACGGTATTGACGAAGAGGGGGTTGAGTAAGTTGAGTAAAATCTTAACTTACTCTTCCCTACTTTTTTTTGGTTTGGAGGATTTTGAATGAACATATTTATTTTATCAGAAGATGCAGAAGAATGTGCTAAGATGATGTGCAACAAACACGTTGTTAAAATGCCAACAGAAAGTTTACAAATGTTATCAACAATAGCAGACCATTTGGGATATGAAAATGTACCATTCAAACCTGTAATGTTAAATCACCCCTGTACTATTTGGGCTAGAGAAAGTAAACAAAACTTTTCTTTCTTGTTAACCCACACTAAGGCTTTATGTGATGAATACACTCTTAGATATGGAAAAATACATAAGGTTCAAGATTTATTATTATTATACAATGTCCTATGGATTAAAGTTCTCAATGATTTACCCGACATCGGTTTAACGCCTTTCGCAATAGCAATATCAGAAGATATGTCTTGTAGAAAAACAGAAGGTTTCGATGATATGTCCATAGTAGGAAAATATCGCCAATATTATTTAGATGATAAATGGCATTTAGGAGATTGGAAAACTAGTCCTCCTTCTTGGTGGCCTGAGAACCATGTAGAAAACAAACGTGCAGAAGTAAAACTTTTGTGTTCAAATATAATAAAAAGAATGAGGAAATTACAATGAGATTTAAAAATGTTAAACACGCAGAATATGAAATAATAAGAGCGATAATTCACAATCCTAACAATGAAAACTTTATTGTTTCAATTGAAAAGGTTAGAGAAAAGGGTATCCCAAAAGGAGATAGTGTGGCTGAAAAACGCTTTGCTAAAGCAGCAGCAAACATTATTTCTATTTTAAGAAATCTTCAAGGTAGTAGGTTATCATCACTACCGGAAGAACATATGGACTATGGACTTACATTAGAACAGATGATTAAAGAAAATCAAAGGAGAAATAAAAATGGATATAATAAATGAAATAAAAAATGGAAAACAGATACTAATATTACGAGACCCGATACCTAAAGGTAAATTAGGTATATCGTTTGTCTTCGATGATGATAAAAGGTTCAACGGAAAATTAGATATGACAAAACATAAGAATTTAATTCTTGCTATTGCGAAAGCATTTCAAGAGGAAGAGGAATAAAAATGAATATAATTGTAGAAAAATGTATAAAATGTAATAAAATTAGAAAAATTTGGAGTAATGAAAACGGCTTTCAATGTAAGAAATGTTTTGACCCCAAACCTACTCGGAGTGATTGAGTTGTCAATCATGGTTGAAGATTTTAGTAGAAAACATTACGCAAGATTTACAAATGGTGTAGTTTGTTTGGACGATGTTCAAGCATTTACTTGGAGTAAACTAAAACCTAGTGATGATTTAACTAAGTTTATCTATCCTACTACTAAATCAGGAGATGTCTATAAAATAGTTATTTTCCTCAAAGGAGGACAGAATTTTATAACAGCAACAAGTCCTAAGAATCTAACAAAGGTCATTAATAGATTCAAAGAACAAAAAACCCTTCTTGGAGAAGATGAACTATGGGAAGAGGAATGACCGAAGAATTAATACAAAATCTAGAAGCAATGAAACACCACTACAATAAATTAGTAGAGGCTTATGAAAAACTCCCTCATCTATCCATGATGAGAAGAGTAATTCTAGATGATGCACTTACAGTAATAGGTGCAACAATGGATGGTGTAGTTAATGAATTAAGAGACTACACTGATATGTATAAGGAAGAATAAAAATGGAAAATATAGAAATGAAAAAATGGAGAGAAAGCCAAAACTACGAGATAGGACACATAGGTTGGTCTGTTTTAGGTGGTAAATGGTATCAAGTAAAAGTCATCGGTAGGGAATATTACCCTCTAACGAATAATTTTAGAAGACATATTGTAAAAATATTAAATATGGATTATACATTTAAGAGAATAACGATTTACACAAGAAAAGAAAAGGAGGAATTAAAATGAGTATAGAAGAAAGAAAAAGAAGAAATAGAGAACTAAAAAGGAAAGCCCCAATACCCGATGGTATTGAAGATTTGAGAGGTATTACTTGGAGAAATAAATATAACTCCACTGTAATCACTATCTCACAAAGCACAACTACCGATACAGGTAATGTGTTTTGGTTAGCAGATGTAGGCGGAGTTTATTCTACACACGATTTAAACAATCACTGGAATAGATTATCAGATTTAGGAACAGAAATGTTAGAACAGGAGGAATAAATATGGAAAGAAATGTAGAATTTAGAATGGTGAATGATGATGAGATGCCTCCGTTAGTAATAACGATGAATGAGGATGATGAAGTTAAGGTTGTATTAAACCAAAATCATTTGATTTGGTTATCATTAAATCGTAAAACAATCGGTGGTTTACCCGAAGCATTGTATAAGAATATAGATATGTTACTAGATGGTTTTCTTAGAGAACAACGTCAAAATGAGAGGATGGAATAATGGTTACTTATAGTAGATTAACTAACAAGTTACTAGAATTATCTAATTCCGATGACTACGAAGAAGCAAAGAAAGAATGGAGAATTACAGGAAATGTTTGGAGAGAATCTTCTAGTGGAAGAACAAGGAATCATGTTTCAGGACATCCTAATTCTTGTCTTTGTGGGCATGATATCGTTTATCATTTTGAAATTGAGAATACTGAAAATGGAACATTAGAGATTGTGGGTTCAACCTGTATTAACAATTGGATGGTTCTTCGACATATGGAAGAGAAATTAAAAATTGATAGAAGAACTATTACTGAAAAGATGATTGAAGAATGGAAGCAAACTGCTGTTCAAACTTTAATCAAAGACGCTTGGTGGGAAGAAAACGGAGAGATGTTTAAAAGATTATTTAATAATATAAAGGATTTTGATTTGAGAATTAATGTCAAGAAAACAGGTAAAACATATTGGGACGAAACTTTGAAAGAATATAGACCAGAAACTTTTATCCGTAAAAGTGGTAATGGTTTTGATATAACAGACCCTCAATATGAAATGGCCTCTATTGTTTGGAGATGGAATCATCCCGACAATAATAAAAAACAGAGAGACTCTAAAAGAGGAACACCGAATGATAAACTTATGGGAGATTTATTTTTCTTTAATTCTAAACTATCTGAAATAAAACAACGGATTCTTAAAGAAGATGAAAAAGATTCTTCTAGGATTCAAGAACTTAATATGTTAGAAAAACACATCCGTGATGCAGTTATTCAAACTAATGAAGAAGATATTAATCAATTGCAATTCCTACAAGGTTGCAGATACTTCGGCATTAGACCATTTACAACAGGCGAAGCCCAAAATAATTGGGAAAGAAGATTTCTAAGAGATATGAGAAGAAGAGTTGTTAGAATGGAGAGACCTTCGCCTAAACAATGCGATAGTCTTATTAATATATTACAGAGACGTAATGATGTTCTCTTAGGAGATGATGAGGTGCATGAAAATGGCTAAAAAGAAAGAAAAGAAAGAAGAAAAACAACCGGAAATAACTAGCGAGCAGATTATTGAGAGTATGAGAGGAGATTATGCAAATCTTTTATCATACGCTCAAAATCTTGAGAAAACAATTCGAGACTTCCGTCAAAAGATAGAAGTTTATGAAGCAATGCAAATACAATTGCTTGGTGATAAGAAAGAGTTAAAATCTTACATCTCACAATTAGAAACAACATTGCAGCAACAAAGACAATCAACACAGTCTTGAACATAGTTGAAACAAAAAAAAAAGGAAGTAATAAAAATGAAATTGAGAATAATGAATGAAACAGGACATACTGATTTAGATGTTAATGCATCTGAAATGATTGAACAGTTGGCAGAACACCCAACCCATTGGGTATATGTTGACGGAGACATGGTTAGCCGTGAATCTGTTAACGATATTAATTGGGATGATGTTGAATCTGTCAATCTAGTACAAGCAATAGTTGGCGGAAACCAATAAGTCAGTCAAGATGTCTTATATCTTATCTTACCATAGAATATAATGTCTATCGGTAATTACTATATGTTAATGTTAGTAGTCCCAATAACGGGAGATGTTATCAGATAGGTGGGAAGCCTATCAAAAAAAAAAGGATGGAATAAAAATGAAATGTAGAAATTGTAATAAAAAACTAGGAACAAGAAATCATACCGCAAGGAAAAATTCTACAACTAATTTATGTTTTTCTTGTGTGCGTAATCCACCAATGGAAGAAAGGTGTAAGGGCATTACAAGTAAAAATGAAAAATGTAAAATTAGAAAATATAGAGGTAGTGATTACTGTAAAATACACATGAAAAAAAAGTGAAGAATAATGGATTATTACAACAAGAATAAACCCGATGAAGAATATGTTCTTCTTTGTAGTAAAGATTTACTAAACACAATAAAAGGTGCGGGTAATAAAAGAGACCTTTGGTATTCCTTTTGGAGAAGGAAGACTAAAAAAATATCATATAAATTATTATGGTATAGCATAGTTAGTCATATTATTAATGGCAACTCAACAATCAAAACAGTAGAAGAATTACGTGATTTTATCTACTATTCAACAAAACAAATTAAAAATAACAAAGAAAACAAATGGAGAGAAAAAAATGAAAATAAAAATAATAATACCCACAGTAGGTGATGGAGGCAACACTTCAACATCGAGTTTCCTACTCAGAATATCCAATAACCAAAAGAAATTGTATAAACAATTATTTACTGGAACAGTAGATAAAAAGGCAACTGAAATAAAACGGTTATCAATCGAACCTACCCCTAGTAAACTATATGGTTCTGATAGAGTTATTATTAGAACACCCAAAAACATGAATCATAGGGGTGAACATATAATTAATTGCGACAGAATTAGGATGAATCAAGTTAAAGAGGGAATAGACCCTATTTTAGAAACAGTTTCTAAAAAAATACAAAACAACTTTTTTCCCACAAAAGATTACGATAACGATAAAGTAGACTTTATGAATAGTATTACCTTCAAATATTTTGACGGTAACGTTCGTATAATTTATGGAAGAACCAACAAGAGATATTATATCAATACTTTACCTAGAAATAAAGCAGATATTGTCAAGGCAATCAGTAAAGTAATTCTAAGGGCTTCACTTTCAAGAAGTTCGGTTCAATTGCGTGAGTATTTAAGAAAGGTTACTACCTTTCCTCATAATGTTCTGTATGCTTTAGAAAACAGGACACCTTATCATTTTTTAGATGAGTTCCGTAAGACTGATGTTGTTATTAACACGAAACTAATAAGTGATAAAGAATGTGTATTAGAAATATCTGATAGCACTTGGGGTGTAATATCAACTAAAGAATTAAGCACTTTCATTGACTACTATAAGTTCGGTAAGAAAAGAAGTAAGAAATGGAATATAGGTGTAACCAACGAGTTTCTTTGGACTGAATTGATGGGTAGTCCACCGACTAGAACAGAATTAGAAAAAATGAAACAGTGGTTATTGCAACATAGAACTTCTAATATTATAGAAGATAGAGCAACTAAATTATTGTTCGACATTGCGGCTGAAACTCCTCAACTTGATTTCGTGCAATTCAGAAATCCTAAGAATAAAGCACTGTTCGTTCATGGAAAATATTCTGATTGGGTTATTACTTATACAGGAGACGGTATGAAAAGAGGTAATCAAGACGTTAACACACATCAAGTAGTAGGATTCAGTCAAGAAAAAGGCAATTGGCACGGTATGAAACTTTCAGGTTCTATTTGTATTGACAATGTTTCTAAGGGTGCTAGTATCGGAGACCAACTAACAGCGAGGGCATTAGCATTAATCAATGAAGACATAGCGGCACATCATCTTTACACAATTAAACCGTTAATAACAGAAGATTTAAGAAATGGTGTTAAAGTAATGCCGAGATTAGACAGGAGTAAATTAAATGCGTGGAGTCAAAGAAAGTGTAATGAATATTTACAAAAAAAGGAGAATAAATAAATGAAAATATGTAATAAATGTAATAAAGAATTAGGAGACCTACGGGTTAAAGACGGCGATTGTTGTAGAATAGTGGTGATGAAATGAAATGTTCAGAATGTAATTCTATTACTACAACCTTCGATGAAAGAATGGGTGAAACTATTTGTTCTGATTGTGGGTTAATATTATCAATAAACGTGTTTGAAGAAACTAGTGTATCAGTCAGAAGTAGTAACACAGGAAACGCATTTGGTAATCCCTTTTCTAAAACCCGCGATGCCGACTTTAACGGATTGGGTTCAATAATTGGAAGACAAGATATTACAAACAGGAAGACCTTCTCTTTATTTGAAGAACAAAAAAGGACTGATTATGATTCATCAACATACAACTTTAGGTTATCTGCAAGTATATTTTTATCTTATTATAATGGTAAAAACTTACTTGCAGAAGCAACAAGGAAATATAAAACTATGAAAGAAGAACATTTAGTAAGAGGACTACCAATAGAAAACGTAGCGGCGGGAATAGTTTATTATGTGTTAAAAGACAAGGGAATATCTGTTTCCTTGAAAGAATTTTCAAGACAGAGTAAAATACCTATTAAAAATATAGTAAGGACATCCAAAAGAGCCAAGAAGAAGTTCGGCTGTACTGATTTCAATTTTATAAATATAGATAATATAATAACTGAAACCATAGAACGTATTCGTGTTAGGCAGCAAGAAACAATAACAAGATATAATAAAACACATAAAAATAGTCCTCAAGGATATAAAACTTATAGAAACAACAGAACTAGTTTTGAAGACATACAAGGGGACTTAAGACAGGATTGTTATAGATTTGCTGAGTATGTTAAAAGATGTTATGATTTGTTTGATGAGACATTAACTAAAAGCGATATAATAGCGTCAATGTGGGTAGTATCTCAAATTTACAACTCACAAAGTATCACAACTGCTGCACTTTCCGAGTGTGGTGGTTTTAGTGAAGTAACACTAAGAGATAAAAGAAAGAGAATCTGTTCTAATCTAAAATTAGATATAGACAAGATTAAATTATATACTATTAATAATATAATAGACGGAGTAAGATAAAATGATAAGAAGAAAAATGACAATGGAAACAACAACAGGAAGAACTACAATAGATATTAATTATTGTACTGCTTTCTCTATAAGAGAAATAACAAAGAAAGGAGTCTTGTCTAAGGCAAAGTATGAATTAGATATTCATATGCAAAGTGGTACTATTTTTACCGCTACTGTTACAGATAAAGAACTACTAATCTTTACAAACTTATGGGAAACAGAACGAGAATATCACTTGTCTCTTTCTGAAACAGAACCAAAAGAAATATATGAAAAAGAGGAATTAGAATGAAAACAAAGAAATTAAAACAAAGAAAATTATTGATAATTGGAGCAGGTGGAATAGGTAGTTACCTAGCATCTTTCCTAGAAAGAATTAGCGAAGGAAGACAGGCATTGTATGATATTACAATTTACGATGATGATAAGGTAGAAGAAAAGAACCTATCCTATCAAAACTTTAGTGTAGAAGATATTGGTAAAGCCAAAGTAAAAGTGCTTGGTAACAAAATAGGAATACAACCTGCAATAACAGACACAAGAGAACATCAAGTACTTACAGCAAAACAATTAACTGAAAAGAAATATGATTTAGTTGTTTGTTGTGTAGATAATTTAGCAGCAAGAAAACTAATGTATAAAGTAGGTCATGGTGAAGACAGTCCTGTTAAGTGGTTAGACCTTAGAGCGCAAGGTAGGAACGGAGTATTGATTTCCTACAAAGTCAATCCAATTCTAATACCCGATTTACTTGTCGGCGCTGAAGGTTCATTCAGTTGTCAAGGTGGCGATTGGGATGGTTCGGCTAAAGATATTAGTACTATGCATATTGCCATAGCGGGTATTGCGACACAGTGGATTCAACGTTGGTTCAATGATAATAATGACGTAGCAGACAAAATGGTGGTGAATGTATGAGTAAAGAAGACACAGAAATAGATGATTTAATAGAAGAAGATGTAGGAAACATAGTTAATGTAATATCAACAGATGGTTTCTATAAACAAGCAGAAATTGTAGAGGTATGTTGTCCTGTTTGTCTTGAAAAGTTCTTAGGAACTAAAAGACACGCAGGTGGTTTCATAGCCGGACATAGAGCATTCCATGAGTTTGAGAACTCTCAAGACTTTATGGTAGAACAAATGGGAGGAATATAAAAATGAAAGAAGAAATAAAAGAAGAAATAAATAATGAAGAAAATGAAAAGGCAATGGAAGAGTTTGATTGGAAACAACATATTAGAGATGTTTACTCTGATATGCTAAAAACCGAAGGCGGTGTTAATTTTATTAGACCGTGTGCAGATACAGAAATGTTCTTATCCGCTATTTGGAAGATGTCTGATGAAGTATTAGAGGGAATGGAAGTACAAGTAGTAATAGACGATAAAGATGATTTGTATATTAGTAGCGGAACACCTGCCTTTGTATCCTTTGAAGGACATGAAGACGAACTAGTAAATGGCGCACCAATGAGAATACCGATTAAGAGTTGGATTCATACTCATCCTTTCGGTGAAGCATACTTAAGCAGTACAGATTGGAGAACTGTTAACACATGGCAACCTATAATGAAGAGTGCAGTAGTATTAGGGGATAATCAATACCTAGCGGTTAACATGAATAATGAACAATACGAAGAAGGGACTTATTCTGCAAAGAAAGTTTTCTATGGTTTACTACAACAAACAGTTTTTGACGATATAGAACCTACAACGGGTGGTGAAGAGTAAATGGAGAATAAAGAATTAGTTGAATATTCAAATAACGTTGCAAAAGCAGTAAAGTCTCTTGTCAAAGATAACAAGGAGTTATTAGACTTAGTATGTTATATGCGAAAGTTACTAGATGAATGTCTTCACGAAAATAAAGAAGGAGATTTAGTTATGTTAACTAATGACGACAAGAAGTTATCTAGAGCCTTTGAAATTATGATGTTAGTTCAACATGAAAAAGATTTAGAGAAGGAAAGAAAAGAACAACTTAAAGAGCATTTTGGTAATCCGAAAGGCGAGCAACTAGGGTTGGGTGCGTTTAAATGAATATGGAAAATAGCAGACAAACAACATTGAAAGAATTTGGATTAGTATTTTTGGTAGCAGTAATGTTATCAGGATGTGCGGGAGAAATTATTCCCGACCCTCCTTCGGATGATGATAGAGTTATTCCTAACTCTTCTACATTAGAAGGTTCATTTACTGTATTAGTTGGAGACAACAATTCAACTACTCCTGTAATTATGTTGGGTAATTCAACAACATGGTTAGAAGTAATCAGTTGTAATTATACCGCAACACATCTAAGTTTTACAGTGGATAATAATACTGTATCTTTCCATAACTATACCTTTGAAGTTGGAGGTTATGTTTCACAAGGAAACACAGTTTGGTCTAATGGCTACGCTCCATCAATCGGTTCAGTAGAACTATACTTCTCGGATTTTACATATGATATAACAATTAATTATACTATTACATATAGGGAATGGAGAGGAACAGAGTGAGTGGCTGTCTTTATTGTGAAGATACTGTTTATCGGCATGGTTTTTGTTACGAATGTTATTGTAGGGAAAAGGGCTTCTGATGGTTAAACACAAGGCGGTTACTATTCAGTTCCCTGCCCCACTACCTGCTGAAATACTATGTCCTATTTGTGAAGGAAATAAATGTAAAGTTTGTGATATGACAGGCAAGATGAAAATGGTAGTTGATGCTAAAGTCCCAATACAAAGAAATCTAATAGTAAAATATGTTTCTAATCATTTAGAATCTATTGCATTAGAATTATCTAGAAACTATGGTCTAGTGCCGGAAGTAAATACCGAAGAAGTATTTGAGTGTGATGAAAAAAGACAATATGAAATTGTAAAGATAAGTAGTTTAGGTGGGGTCATTTGGATTGCCAATAGATTAGATGATTTAGAATCACCTAGATATTTCACTACAAAGAAAGAACTTACTAGATTTAAGGAAGGTTGGTTTACATGAGTGATGATATGGATATTATAGCGAGAGTTCCTCGCAATGCTACTACTGAACTACTAATCAAAACAGGTGAGTTTTGGAAAGTAGAAGTCGTAGATGTAAGATGGTATTCAGATGGAAAGCCAACAAGAAAAGGAGTTAGAATAAATATGGAAGAATTACCTACGTTAATTAAAGCGTTGGAAAAAATAAATAATAAAAATGAGGCGAATAAGGATGAGTCTAATTAGATTTGCAAGAATGTGTGAAGCATTAGAATTACAAAACAGTACAACAAACAAAATTAGAATAATAGACGAATCTCTTAGTTCGTTTACTAATCCTAAAATTGTTATTGATATACTCAGTCTTAATTTAGAAGTTAATTCTATTGGAAATAAACGTGCAGTAACTTGGATAGCAAACGCTTTAGAATTATTTGATTCAGAGGTTAAAGAAGAAGAAGAAATGTGGGGAGATATAGGAGAAGGGATGTATCAGTTCCTCCCTAATGGGAAAGAAAGTAATTACACCATTAAGCAATTGTATTCTCTATTAACGTTAGACTGTTCCAGTATTAATAGTGATTCTTATACTCTTTTTGCTGAGTCAGTTAATAATATGTCTAGTTTAGAAATAAAATGGTTCATTCGTTATTGGTTAAGGACTCCTAGAAATAATGTTTCTAATTCTACTGTGATTAAAGCAGTAAAAAGAAGATTTCCTAATCAAAGAGTAGAATATTTATCTTCTATACAACCTGTTTCTACTGTTTTTCAGTTTTTAGAACAAGGAAAACAACCACCAACTAGCATTCAAACAGGAATGTTCCTAAAACCCTCTTTAGCAAAACCGTATTCTAATAATCTACCAACAAATTATATTTTAGATGTTAAGTATGACGGTAATAGATATCAAATACACAAAAATAAATCTGATGTATTAATTTTTAATAGGAAAGGTAAGATAGTAAGTAATCAGTTTCCCGATGTAGTAGAACAAGTTAAAAAATTTAACGCCAGTACTTGCATTTTAGATACCGAGATATATCCTGTCATTAAAAATGGTAGCATAGACCCCGCACCACATAAGAAAATGGCCGCTAGGGTTCACGCTAAAGATAAACAAGAAGCCATGCTTAAATGCCCTGTTAAAATGGTTATATTCGATATAATACAATACATGGGATTCCTGTTAATTGATGAACCATATGAAAAACGTCTTATTCATCTGAAAGATTTTCCCATTGAAAATAGAGTGTGGTCTTTTTCCAAAGGAACTACAATTGAAGCAGCCTATAACACATCTATTAACAGTGGTTTTGAAGGTATTATGATAAAAGATTTAGATTCAAAATATAAAAGTGGTAGAAGTAATAATATTCTGAAACACAAACCGCCTAGAATCGAATTAGATTTAGTAATAACTTCTGCTAAGTATGGTGAAGGTAGAAGGTCGGGTTGGTTTGGTTCTTTTGGTATATCCGCCAAAACTGAAAATGGTTATCAAAGTGTAGGTAATGTTGGTAGTGGTTTATCTGATGGAGATTTACTGTATTTAACAACAGAACTTAGAAAAATAATTGATAAATATTCTTCTGATGTTTACCATGTTTTACCTAGAATAGTTTTAGAAGTTAAATGTGATTTAATATCACAGGATTCTCATGGTAACTATGGCTTGAGATTCCCTAGAGTAGTTAGAATTAGGAATGACAAACATCCATACAACTGTAACACAATAGAAGATATAAAAAATATGATATAGAAAATACGATAGGTAAAATATTAATTACCTATTGCACAAGGGATTGATATGCTAGACCGTAATATTGTTCTCGGTGTTTGTTCTGTAATAGCAAAGCCGACTGTATCAATTATCAAAGCGGAAAGGTATAGTTTAGGTTATAGAGTAAAATTATCAATAGTCTTTAGGAGTAACGGTGGAAGATTACAGGCACTACACCGTTGCTTCTTACAAAATAATATTCAAAGTAAATATAAAATATCTGAGTCTAAAAATAGACAAAGACCTATATTAACAATAAGTAAGTTAGAAGATATTGACAGATTTATGAAGACGTATGATATGTCTTCCGTATCTTTTGACAACAATTGGGATGTCTTTAAAGAAGTTAAGGACATAGTAGATACTAACCAACACAAGACGATGAAGGGTCTTGATGAAATACTAGAATTGAAGGGGTATCTAATATGAAAAAGAAAGAAGAAATGTGTCCTAGATGTGATTTAAGACTTACTAAAAATGGCAAACACATTTGCGAAATGTGCAACCTTTCAATTCTAGAAAACAAACCTGTTAATTCAATTGACGATACAGAAATATTAGGATACCACATACATCAAATTCTTTGGGAAGGATGTCAAGATTGTGGTAATAATAATTTTCACTGTGATGCAGGTGTTGTAGAAGAAAACAATTTGAAGTGGTACATAATACAAGTGCAATGTCAAAAATGTGATGTTAATTATGAACAAATAATGGAAGTGAGAATGAATGAGTCTAATAAAAATAAGCAAAGAACACACGAAGAGTAAACCAATAATAGTACTAGGCAATACAAAAATGGATAAAATGAAAAGGGCTATGTCCTTTGTATCCGATAGTCCCATAGTCATGTATGCTAACGAATATAACATAACCGATAACTTTAGTATCCCTAAAGATGTAGGTATTATTATTGACGAGATGCATTACAAACCTAATACTGATTTAATAAGAAGAACAGTATTAGAATACGCAGGTCAAGTTGTATTAATTACTGATAGTAAAAAGGCAGTACCAACTTCTTTGTATAACCTATGTGATATGAAAAGACCAACAGAAAAGTTAGATGTTCTAAACATATCTCCTAGAGCAGACGAACCTATCAATTATGATTTAGATATGTTCACTTTAGTTAGAGAGTATCTAACTAATAGAGATAGAGATGATGTTGCTACTAAATTAAGGATGAACAAACCCGCAGATAATCAAATACTATCTTGGATTATCCCAAACATAAATCCAAACAAAATAGCATTCATTGATAATAATGTGAAAAGACGTTGGGATAGTTCTTACTTTTATGAGTTATTAGCATATTCTCATAATGGTAAACTAAGTGCTAAGATGGTAATGCCTTCTAGAAGAAAATATTCTAAGTTAGGTAGTATTGCTAGTAGGTTAGGACTAAGAAGACATGAAACTTATCTTCTCAATGATTTATTGAAAGATGATAAGTTCAAAAAATATGCAATGACTAAGTTAGATAATTCAGAATGTAGGTTATTGAAACTTGGAGAAAAAAGAAAAATAGAAACAAAGAAGGTAGTATTACCTTCACCCACTTTAGATAAGTGGTTATAAAAATAAAGAGGAATAAAAATGAGAAAACAATTGAATGATAGAAAATATAAACGAAGAATGGATAAAATGTTAGATTTATTAGAGAAACAAAATGAACTGTTTCTAAAACTAACAAATGAACTACCTGTCTTACAAGCAGAAGTTAATCGACTTAAATCTAAATTATTATTATTAAAAGGAGAGGAAGAGTAATGGTGGGAAGATTAAAAGTTGTAAATCCCTTACAGTGTGTTATTTGTCTAAAGAACATAGAACATAAAATGTTAGATGGTAAAGTTTACACTACAAGTGGAAACAATGCCGCACCAATTGCAGAAGGAAGATGTTGTGATTTCTGTGATTGTGTAATAGTAATACCTTCTAGGATAGGAGACCTGTTTGACAATCCTATTGATGTTATTACTTACGGTCTAAGAACCTATAAAGAAAGAATGGCTAAAGATAAAGCCAACGGTATCACAACTAAAAGTTTGAAACAGAGGGCGATACAATGAGTGAATTATGGACTGAAAAATATAGACCAACAAGACTTAATGAAATAATAGGACAGACTAATTTTGTATTAGATGCAGAACATTGGGTTGCCAATAAAGAAATGCCTAATGTTTTATTGTACGGTGTAGCGGGTGTAGGTAAAACTGCTGCTGCTATTTCCTTAGCAAACGGAATACTAGAAGATAATAGAAAGAATAACTTCTTTGAGATTAATGCTTCTGATGATAGGAAGTTAGAGACAGTAAGAAATAGAATCAAAGAGATTGCTTCTACTAAAAGAATTGGTGATGTTCCCTTTAAGATTATTTTACTAGATGAGATGGATGGTATGACTAAAGATGCACAAAATGCATTGAAGAGAATTATGGAAAGGTATGCTGATAATTGTAGGTTCATCATTACTTGTAATGATAGACATAAAATTATTAATCCTTTAATGTCAAGATGTGCTAACTATAATTTTAAGCGTCTTAACAATAAAGACATGAAATACATATTGTGCGAAATCTTGTCAAAAGAGAACATAAATACACATTCAGAAGAGGAATTAGATAAGTTTATTATATATTTACAAGGGGACTTAAGACGAGGGTTGAATGAATTACAGGCTTCATCGGCAAGTAAACGAACTCTCCAATATCAAATAGACATGAATATGAAACCATACTCTGAAATTATAACAATGATAAATGAAAATAACTATGAAAATGCTTTAGAGAAGGTGCATAAATTGATTTACGATTCAACAGACATGAAGACTGTATGTATTAATTTACATACAACAATTCTAGAAACTGAAAGTGATTCTAGTTACAAGTTCAAAATGCTTCGTATAATTGGCGAAACAGAATGGCGCAGTAATAACATGAATCCTAAAGTCTTGGCATCTTGGATGGTAGGACAGATGATAAAATGATAGAGTTACTTTTGGTGTTGATTGGATTGAGAATATTAATTAAAATGTTAGATAGTAACAGGGGGAGAAGAAGATGGTAAAAAGATTCTTTGACTTTAATAAAGATGGAGTTGTTGACAAAGATGACTTTGAACATCTCATACTTAGATATGAGATAATCGTGTTAGGTGGTATAGCACTAATTATACTACCAATATTAAACACGTTAAATTACATTAGTGTAGATTCCAATTTCTTTTGGGTGCTTTGCGGGTTAGTAATGGCAGCCGAAGGATTGGTTGAAATAAAATACGAAAGGAAAAAAAGGAGAAAATAATATGAATGAAGAAATGAAAAATGAAATAATGAAAGCAGCAGAACTGCTCGGTTTATCCGAGTCAGATGCTATGAGTAAGTTCGAGGACATATGTACCAAGAACAATCTCGATGCATCTAAAGAACCTCTATTGGCTAGAGGACTTTGGCGACAATATTTTAGTAGTGCTAGAAACATACTAAATCGCGAAAAGACACAAACCAATACGAACAATTCTTTCTATAAGAAAGCATTTGGGTTCTTTGTATCGCTAAATGATGCAGTAGATATAATGGCATTGGATAGAGATAGAGTAGTAAAAGAGTACAATAGAGATAGTGATTTAACTTACTCTCTTGGAAAAATTGCAATCTTTGCACAAATAGAAGACGGAAAGTTTGAAGGAAGAATGATGAGAGACAATGAAGAAAGAGTCAAAGTTATGGAAGCATTACCTGAAAACAATGTAGCATTAGATAACGGTCTATTCTTAGTACCGCTAAATACTAATGACGCAGCATGGAACAAAAAGAACTACGGAAAACCTACACCTGTTTCAGAGTGGAGAAGAACCGGAGTTTTCATCGGTGAAGTTGACGGAAGAATGGGAGCATTCGCTTTTAGTTACAAAGGCGAATCATCTCTTACTTTTACACCTAATACTTTTGAATGGGTACACTTTGATGCGTTCTTTATGAACGAAGATTACAGTACTATCTTTGGTGGTAAATCTAGAACAATGGAGTCTTTAATTCTTAACAATGATTTAGCAGAAGAAGACGATAGAAAGAGAGTACCATTCGGTTCTGTACAAGATATAATTATGGAATACTGTACTGAAAATTACAGCCCATTAGTTGACTTAGAACAGGCTCATAGTAATGCTGCATCTAGACCATACAAGCAGCGTTATGTTGTTACTGATGGTACAGTTACTAGTATTAATATGACACCAACAGGTAACGGTAATAGAATCATTAACATTGATGATTTAACTACTGAGTTTAATTTTGATAATGATGGTTTTACAGCAACTACTTGTTGGATTCCATCTTCTTTAGTAATTGATTTTGGTATCGGTTCAGAAGTTATTATAGTTGGTAGAACAAGTCAGGGAACAGATGACGAAGGCGCATTAAGACCTGTAACAATTAATGTTAGTGGTATCTATGTTATTAGTGCTAGAGGCGGAAGTCCTGAATTAATCGAACACGTTGAATCAGAAGAAGACGATTGGTTCTTTGACTGATTATGTAAAAGTGTAGTCATGCACATATTGTTGGCTATAAGGGTGCAATACCCTTTAAATTAAAAGGAGAATATAAAATGAAAGAATATGAAATAATAAATGCAACAGTAATTAAGGGAAGTAGTTATTGGTTTAATGTAAGTAAGGTTGACTTTACTACTAGAAAACTAAATGACATTACAGGACAATATTGGGTTAAGTTCCATTTCTCTTCCGGTAAAGAAATAAGAATAGTAGTAGAAGAAGAAGATTTAGATGAACTAGTAAATATCTTTGATTATCTATTATAATATAAATGGTGATAAGAATGACAATGAGTTATGAAGAAAGAAAGAAAATAATAATGCAACAAATACAAGACAGAATGAAGAGAGAAAAAGAGTTCCTTCTATTAGGAATAACAGGTAATCCCAAAGTCGGTAAATCCGGTTTAGCAATGGATTGTAGAACAGAAGAAGAAATTAAGAAAGGTATGACAGTAGAAATACTAGACCTAGATGACGGTTCTACTGCTACTTGGGATTCTGCATGGAATAGAGATGAGAACATAAGAGTGTTCGTACCTAATATTTGGAATGAAGATGGTTCAATGAATTGGGATGAAACATTCCACAACTGTTCTACTTGGATTAAAATGTTAGAAGAACAAATTAAAGAAGGAAACGTAAAGGCTGTAATTTTAGATGGTGTAGATAAAATCTACGAAGGTTCTAGTGATGTACTTCGTAAATCGTTAGTAAAAAATGCAGCAAGAAGCGGTTCTGTAATACAGGATTCAGATACAGTAAGAGTAAGTCCGTTAGATTGGAAAGTTAGAAATAAGATTTATGATAGAATCATTAATCCTTTTGTAGCATTAAGAACTAATAGGTTTCTTATTACACATATGAAACCTGTTTACGAAGGTATAGGCGCACCAATTGCAGTAGGAGAAACTCCCGATTGGTACAAAACTACACCACATAAACTATTACAAATAGTAAACATAAAAGAACAAAAGTTAGGAAAGAAAACTACCTACATGGCGACACTAACTGCTAGTAAAACTAATTCCAAAATGGTAGGTAAAAAATGGCCTGTATTCGTATTAGAAGAAACAGGAAATCAATGGAATGGAATACCTGAATTAAAGACAGGTGAATTATAATGGAGATAAATAACAATGAAAATAATAATAGAAGCAAAGGAACTGAGTAAATTAATAGAAAGTGTAGCATTAAAGGGAAAATACTTCGATGGTGGAGAATCTAAAAATGGTATGTTATCAGCACACGCATATTTAGTAGTCAATGAAAACACACTACAAATATGGAATGCCGACAATACTACCATTTGTGGGTTGAAGCAAGACTTAGAAGAGTCTACTCATGCCGATACTGAAAGTGGTTCAGCCGTAGTTGATATCAAGAAGACTGTTAAATACTTAAAGGGATTTACAGGGTTGGTTACAATTGAAGCAAATGATTTCTTGTACATTAGTAATGAGTCATCAAACGCTACTTTACCATTAGTAGTTGAACATAGCCATCAGCCTATGATTGATATGTTAATTGAGTTTGAAAAGACAGTAAGAGATGTTAATGTAACATTCCCTACGTTTAGAAGAACTACCTTTGAAACTAAACTACACGTTCTAAGTGATGTCTTAACAGCCGCTACAAAGGGCTGTGATGTAATCAATACCGCTAGATATAAGTTTGATTATAATAACAATATATTAAAAATGTCATCTATTAAAACAGATTTAGATAAATATGAGACTACGGTAATAACATTAACTAGAGATGGCGAACCATCAACCGTAGAGTTTACAGGTTTCTTTCACGGATTTTTTGACTTAACGGCAGTTAATATTTATTTGAAAGACGACTCTCCTGTTTTATTTGTGTCGCCTAATAGAATATTATTGAAAGCACCTTACATGGATAGGAGTTAAGAGTATGATAATTAATGAAATTAAAAATGGCATTGGTTTAGTTTGGAGAGATGAAAACAATAACAGACTACAAGAAACTGTTTCTTTGAAAGACTACAAACATTACTTTTTCATTAAGGCTACGTCAACTAGACATAATAATTTGTTAGTTAAAGACAACAATACAAGAGGCAAGTTTCAAGTTGACCTGTCTTATGAATTAGGAGATTGGGTTTCACTAGAAGGTGAATCTTTAGTAAAAGTTTCGTGGGGAACTAAATCTCCTAGTCTTAGGTATCAGATTAGAGAGAAGTTAGAAGAGTTAGGAGTTGACTCATACGAAGCAGATATACCACATCATTATCGGTATGCTGTTGATGAGTTAAGTTCTATTCCCGATTATAAAATGCGTAAGTGTTTTTGGGATATGGAGTGGATGCAAGGCGGAGAACATGATGGTAAGATTACCTGTATAGTAATATACGATAGTTACGATGATGAGTATAGTGTATTCGCTTGGTTTCCTAACTTAGAGCAGAAACTTAGTATGGAGTTCCTTTACAAATTAAGAAGGAATTATAACTTAAAAATATTCAAGTCAGAAGAATCTATGCTTGACAACTTCTTAACATATTTTATTCAGAAGAGACCGGATATGTTAATCTCATGGTTCGGATGGAAATTCGACTTACCTAAACTAATAGAGAGAAATAGTGCCTACAATATTGATTCAAGAATGTTATCTCCTTTTAATGAAGTAAGAGGGGTTTCTTGGAAGGATAACAAAGTTAAGATATATCCTAAACAAGTAAACGGGTCTTCTCCTATAACACAACCAATTAAGGGAGTGATTACAGTAGCATTAGATTTAGTTTTTGAAAGACAGTGGAATGATTCACAAAGAGGAACATTACCTTCTATGGCTTTAGATTATATTTCTGAATCTGTTTTAGGCGATAAGAAATTAGTTAGTGAAAAGTTTCCTGATAAAAATGAGTTCTTTGCTAGAGGTTGGTTAGAAGATACTGAAACATATCTAGAGTATGCGATAAAGGATGTTGAGTTAATCAAAAGAATTGATGATGAGAACCACTGTATTGATTCAGTTTTAGCATTACAGAAATTACTTATTGCTCCTTTTGATGCTTGCTTCTATGCAAGTAATATGGGTGGAATATATTTTATGCGTAACGCTAATTGGAAAGCACCAACAGGAAAGAAAGGTGAGAAGGTTAACTACGATGGAGCAATGATATACAATCCATTAACAGAAGGCACAAATGGAAGATATGACAACGTAGCCGCGTTTGATTTCGCTTCTCTATATCCTTCAATGATTATTTCACGGAACATTTCATGGGAATCTAAATCAAAACTTCCAACAGAGTTTGCAGTTAACTTAGCAATACCTAGAGATTTTAGTGAAGTGAAGGAAGAGAAGATGTTGTATTACAATACTGATAAATTAGGACTATTACCTAAGTCTCTTATTGAACTTAAAGCATTAAGAAACGAATACAAAAAGAATATGAAAGAAGCAACAACCAAAGATGATAAGATTAAATGGAATAATAATCAAATGGCGGTCAAGAGATTGATGGCTTCATTTTACGGCATCACCGCGTATCAAGGATTTGGTTGGGCTGATATAGACCTAGCCGCTAGTATTACTGCTAGTGCTAGAGAGGCTATTAGATTAGCCGCATTTAAAGCGAGGGAATTATAATGAGTAAAAGATGGAAGAAAAGAGTTAATCAAAACAATAAAGATACAATGAAATTATCAGAATTAATAGCATTTATGATGAGTAAATATCCTATGACCGAAGAAGAACACAACGCAATATTAAATTGGGAAGAGTTCAACATTAATATAGAAAGGCAGACTACAACAGAAGAACAAGCAAAGCAGACATTTTCAATAGAAGCGATTGCAGGTGTTACTGCTACCTTTCATCTTTGGCTCTTAGGAAGAGTAAAAGATAGGTGGGAATCAGAAGATTGGGATTTAGATAAAGCACCCCATGCTATTACTGTTAATGCTAAAGTGGATTGGAGTAATGACATATGAAAGTAGTTTACGGACATACTGATTCAATTTATGTTCAGTGTGATGATATAGAAAAAGCAAAGAACGTTTGTAGTGAAATTAACGACCATGTTAGGAAATCATTTCCTAATCTATTAGGTTTAGATGAACACCCTGTTACTTTAGAGTTTGAAAAGTATTACAAATCACTAGGAGTAGGTGCAACAAAGAATAGAAATGCAGGTTTAATAACTTGGAAGGATGGAGAATATCTTGAAGAAGACGAGTTTGTTCTTACAGGTTTCTCTGCTAAAAGAGTTGCACAAACAAAACTAGCGAAGGAAACACAAATGAAAGTATTGCGAATGTGGGTTGATGGAGTTGAAGAAGAAGTAGTCTCTAGTTACTTACATGGTTTATTTAATACTGTTATTTCCGGCGATATAGAATTATCAATGCTTACTAACAGAACTAGATTTCGTGAAGAAAGATTCAAGGTGAAATGTATGGGTGAATGTAAAAAAATGAAATGGGGAAAAGTTTTCTCACTATCAGAAATCATTGAGAATATTGCAGAACACCGCAGTAATTTTTCTAGCGATAAGTGGAAGTGTTGCAATAAACCTAATCTTAGAACATTACAAGATAAGAAACCCACAATCGGTTCGGGTATAGAAGGGGTATTGTATTACAACTCTTTTAATGAAGTGCAAATAGATGACTCTTATCTTTATATTAAAATTAAAGATAACACCACTACATACATACACCCACTTACACAAGAAGATACAATTCCTTCTTGGGTTTCAGTTAGACATGAATCAGAACTATCTCACTTTACTCCCGATTATTTACATTATGCTTATCAAGTAGTTAGTAAGGCAGAACCTATCTACAACGCAATGGGGTGGAATATAGATAATATTACTAAAAGTAGGAATCAAGATTTGGGGGATTGGTTTTGAGATTATCTTGGTCTATGAAAAGAAGAATAGAAAGATGGAAAATTAGACACGCTAAAATAAACGAATGGATTGTATTTTACAAAGAAGAAATAACAAAAGATTATAACAGAATGAAAGGTTTTTTACAGAAACTAAATAAAAAAAAGGTTAAAAAAATGAAAATGGATAAAAATAAAAAAGAAACTATGTTCTTTGACTCAAAAGAATATATAGGATTAACAGTAAATAAAGGTGAAATTAAACTTATAGAAAAACCACCTTTAAGTTTTTATTCTTTTAAAGATGAAGAAACAATAGCACCAACATGGTCTCCACATGACAAAAATTGTGATTGTGAAGATTGTTTAGAAACGTTATTAAACACGTTAAAGTTTAAATTTGATACGGAGAATGATGAATAATGAAAATACAAAAGAAAGAAGGATTTGATAGGGATTTTACTTATCAATGGAATGCAGATTGGAAAGAAGAAGATACTGATAAACCTATATTGAAGATAACTAAATCTTCTGTGGGACAGTTTGATTGGTGTCCTAAGAAATATGAGTTTGGATATATAGATAGAAAACCGCAAGATACTTCAGAAGCAATGCACAATGGAACATTAGTTCACAACGCATTGGAGGAATTTTACAATGTTTTTGATATTAAGAAAGCAGAAACTATGGATAATAAAGAAGTAACAGAATATATGTTTAGTCTATTTCCTATTGATAATATGTCTGAAATGTATGAAACCTTATCTATTAACGAAGCACAACGTTTTATGGTTGCTAAAGAAGATAAAACTTTAGAAGAGTTTCTTCCTGTAATCAATGAAGTTACATTAGATGCACAAATTACAATTAACAGAGCAAACTATCCAAAGTTCCCATTGAAGAGAGATTATGTTATTCATTTACAGGGGATAATAGATAGAATGTTTGTTGATAAGAATGGCTACATTCCTATGGAGTTAAAGACAGGCGCATGGAAAGAGTATAAGAAAACTATGATGAGAAAAGAAATGGCTTATTATAAGTTAATATTTGATAATTGTCCTATCGAACAATTAGAAGCAATCGGTCTTAATCGTGAAAAACAAATAACACATTGGGGTTGGAGATACCCTGCCTCTAATCTTATATATGTGGAAGAACAGAAAAAGTCTAGCCATAAAGCACTTATGAGAAGTATAGTAAAATTACTAAAGGCGTATGAAGATAAATCATTCCCAACAAAATACAATGCTAGAACTTGTTCATATTGTAGTTACTTAGATATTTGTGATGGTGGAGCAGATGAGGGGTGGTTATAATGGTAGAAGTTATTATTTGGACGGCTACTTGGTGTGCGCCCTGCAAAGGACTTAAGACTTGGACGGATGTACATTTTCCCTTTGTGATATACAAAGATATAGAAAAAGACGTAGCCCCATTTGAGATTAAATCAGTACCGACAATGCAAGTAGGTCAAGTGTTTATAGCAAATGTTTCAACAATAAAACAATATTTATCTAAAAGGGGGAATCAAATTAATGGAAGTTAAATGGATTTATCATAATGGTATTAGAGTTCTAGCATTAGTAGTCAATGATAACGACCCATATGAATTTTGTGAAAATTGTGGTAAGAAACATTATTCTCATCCTAAATTAGCAATCAAAGAAGACAAAGATTGGTGCGGGGATTGTAATGATGAATATTTTAAAAAACATATGTCTGATGCAGAATTAGGAATGTGGACTATATATGAAATGGAAAGAAATAGAGCAGTAGTAGTAGTAAGAGAGTTGGATGTAAATGAGTAAGATAGAAGATATAGTAATTAAAAAAATAGAAGCAAGAGCAGAAATTGGAGAACGTAAATATAATACAACAATGGAAAGAGTTGACTTGACAAGAAAAGCATGGTTAATCCATGCACAGGAAGAGGCTTTAGACCTAGCAATTTATTTACAGAAGTTGATAATGTTGGAGGAAGAGTAATGAAAAACAGTTGGTCTTTAAAAATAATATATTTTATAGGTAAAGTATCTACTATGATTAGTAGATTTAATAGCAACAGGTGGAGAAAATGAAGTGGAAAGAATACTTTAGAAGAAAGAAAGAATACAAAGAGAGGTATAAAAAATGAAAGATAAAGTTGAAAAAATATTAAGTTCTAGAGAATGGACTTTTGCTGATTTAACTAATATGAATCAGTTAGTAAAAAACTTTTCAGAAGAAATATATACACAGTTAGATGCTAAGGAAAAACTAACTATTGTATGGGAAGAAGATATATATAGAAATGTAAAAAGTTCTAACATACAGTCATTCGGAAGTTTCTTCCAAATGTTAGTAATAGAACAAATACAAATACAAGTAGCAAGTACATTACAAGAACAATTACTTACAGCGAATGTAAACTTTAGTAATAATAAAAATAAGGAGGAAGAAAACAATGTTGTTTCCGAGGGAAGTTTGGGCGGGAAGCCACTTAAAGAACGCACCGCAGATGAAAAGAAAGATAGTGAAGAATAAGAAAGAGTTTATTGATTGGGTTAATATTTACAATGGAAGAATGAATTGTTATACAACAGTTTATGATTTTGAAGTTGTGAATGATAATACTAAAATAGATTCTTCGGTTGTTCTTGACAGAATGTTTCTAGATTTTGATGCACATGATGAACCTTTAGAAAACGCACATAGAGATTTTATGAGCGTTGGAAAGAAACTATCGTCATTGAATATAATGTTCAATGCTTATTTTAGCGGGAAAGGTTTTCATATCATTGCACACGGAGAGCGAGTTAATGATATTAGATGCATTCAACAGTATTATACCGAATTGGCTAAAGACCATCCTACACTTGATAGAACAGGTATTCAAACTAATAGGTTAAGGAGAGTTCCCAATACTTTGAATCTAAGTAGTGGTAAAGAAAACAATCACTACTTTTGTACTCCACTAGACTTTGCTTCTTTAGAAGAAGTTTCTATGTATGATATATTAGTTATGGCTAAACATAGAAACCCCATGATAACAACGGGAACAGAAAGAATTGTATTTCCTACCGTGAAACCAATTCACTTGGCAGATATTGAAATAGAGATACCAAAACCTATCGGAACATTACCAATCATACCCTGTTTGCATAATGCGATTATGGTCGAGAACCCTAGTCATTATGCTAGAGTTTACTTGGTTCAATGGTATAGAGACTTACTTACATTAGGAGAAAGAAAAGTTTCTTTGGAACAACAAAAGGAAGTATCTGAATTGATTATGACAGAGTTAGCAACAATAGCAGGTCATCCTGAAGTATGGTTAGATTGGGATTACAATAAGACTAAGAAATATGTTAGTGGAATTGTATCCAAAGGTTATCATGCAGTTGGTTGTGGGTCGTTAATTACACAAGGATATTGTGTAGGAAAATGTTGGAGGTATCACGAATGAAATTATTAATAGATAGTAGAGAAAACTCGGAACTAACAGAGAGAGTAATAGAAAAAGCCCAAAGTCTAAACGTGCCGTTTGAAAAACAGTGGCTAGAAATTGGCGACTATGTTTTCAATGACGTTTGTTTTGAGGCCAAATCTTCTTTTGATTTTATTCAATCTATTGTAAATAAAAGATTGTGGAATCAATTAGATAATATGGATAGAGCATATGTAAATAATTTAGTTATTGTTTACGGTTCATTTGAAGATGGTTTTCGTAAGCATTTAGAACACATAAAAACTAGCATGAATAAAACAGCACAAAGAGTTATTCTTAGAAAGAAGTTCTTTGGTTCGATGAGTAAGATAATATTAGATACTGATTGTAGTATTATTTGGGTTAGAGATGCATTAACAGCCGCAGAATTAATTGCAGTTGTTTGTAAAATGCAACCACATGATAGGGAAGTATATGTTCCTAGAATTGTGAAACAGAAAAAAATTAGCACTACTGATTTAAGAGTGGATGTATTATCTACAATTAAAGGAGTAAGTGATAAAAAGGCTAAACTTTTGATAAAGAAGTTTGGTTCTATAATGGAAATAGGAGAGTCATCTTCTTTAGAATTATGTAAGATAGACGGTATTGGCGGAGTATTAGCAAACCGTATTATTGATACTTTAAATTCAGAAGACAAAATACAAATATAGGAGAAAAGAAAAATGAAAAATATTGATAATAATTTTAATGAAGATGAATTACTAGAAGAGGCAATGAGGAATCAGTTTAATGAAACGAAAAATACAACATTAAGGCTACCAAAAATAGTTGAAGAATATGCAGATAGTGCAATAGAGGTATCTAGAAATAATAGAGTACCTGCAATATTATCAGCCTATTCCTTACTAGGACAGATTTGTAAAGAAATGGTTTATGTTCCAAAAGGAAGAGGTACAGAAGATGTTAGAGTTCACATTATTTGGCTACAAACAAGTGGTTCGGGTAAAAGTGAAATGTATAATTTTACAGGTAGAATAGCGCAGTATGTTTTTGATATCATTAATGGTAGACATAGAGACAACGTTGAAGCAGAAACAGCAGGTGAAAGACATAATAGATTTTCTATTCATGCTGTTAAGTCAACAACAGACGCGGCACTTATCGGTAAAATGAAAATGGAAGATGTTACTATTACTGATGATGACGGCAACACTACATACGAACAAATACCTAAACAACTATTTGGTGGTTTGGAAGGTGATGGTCTTTGTGTGTATGATGAGTTCGAGTATTCGGGTGTTTTCAAACCTACGCAACATAAACAAGAAGTTGTAATGTATTTGAATACACTAATGAATACTCTAGCAGGTCAAAATTATAGAATAACAAAACAATTAGCAGAAGGTGGAGAAATGTATTGTGATAGCAGACGTTCTATTTACGCTACATCCTATATTCCTAAAACACTAACTAGTGTTATAGCAGAAACAGGACTACTGCAACGTTGTTTAATCTATATCAGAGAAGTTCCTATAAGTGAACAGAATGCTGTAAGAGAAACATTGAGTAATGATTATGGTAGAATTATAGATACTCAAACACCAATCAATAAGTTTGGTGATGCCTTTGTGGAAATCTATGAATGTCTTAAAGAGAAGTATGATTCTGTTCCATTGGAAGTTAATGATAATATGTCAGAAGAACAGATTAGAGAAGCAGAAGTAATCAGAAGAAAGAAAGTAATCACGTTTTCTAAAGGTGTAAACGATACAATAACAAACGAGACAATTAAGTTTCAGAACTTTGTACATGATAGCCGACCTGCTGTAATTGAGATAGCAAATAATTTTATTACTAGAATGCAAGTAAGTATGGTTAGACTAGCAGTTCTTTCTTGTATTGCAGAAGCACCTAAATTACCAAAGAAAGATAGATTCAAACTAACTAGTAAACACGTTTTACAAGCATCTCATGTAACCCAACAATGTTATAAATCTCTTGTATTGTGGTTAGATTCAGCCCTAAGAGCCGAAAGACTATCTTCTGCCAAGAAACAAAAGTTAGATGTATTTACAAAAGAGTATAAAAAATTAGTAGAAAATGGAAAATCAGTAAGCATAGAAGGACAGACAGGAGAGTGGATAAATAAATCTGTACTATTAGAAACAGTAAGATTAGTAACCAATGCATCACCTGCAACAGTATATAGGAACTACAAATCTAATAAGGAGTATTTTGACGAAATAAGACACAACAAAACTAGATTTGTAAATATAAAAAGGAGAGGAATAAAATGAGTAATAAAACATATGAACATACATTTCAAATGTATAATGTAAAAGATGGCCCGAAAGTAATGATTGAAGCACTAAACACGTTAGGACAACAAGGTTGGGCTTTAAGCACAGTAATGAATATAGGAACTGATAGATTAATCGCTTTCTTAGTAAGAGATACAACTAAAGAAGCACCTAATCCACAAAAAGCAGACCAAGATAAAATTACTGCTTTGTGGTCTGCAACAGGTGATGAAGAGTGAAAAGAAAACAATATAAAAAAATAATGAAAATGTTTTCACATATTAAAGTTGTAAGAAATTTGACTGATGAAGAAAAAGAAGACGAGTTGGAGTTGGAGTTTTATGACAGTGATTGCTAAGAACGTTTTAGCAATTGATTTAGAAACAAAAAATATGTCTCACGAAATTGGTGGTTGGGAAAACACCCATATGTTTCAAGTATCAACTGTTTGTACTTGGGATGGAGATGTAGGAACTATCTATATTGACAAATCAGTGGACGATTTGAAAAAATCTAACGTAATTATCAAACCATTATCAGAATTAAAATTCGATTTAGAAAAACATTTTGATAATGGTGGAAAATTACTAGGTCATAATATACGAAACTTCGATTTACCTGTTTTGAAAAACGCAATGGATATTTATTGTATCAGAAAATACCTAGATAATCCTGAATCATATATTGATACTAGCGCAATACTTTCTAAAGAATACGGTGAAAGATATTCTCTTTCTAATTTAGTTCAACATACACTTGGTTCTGATAAATTAATGGATAGTGCAGATGCACCAAAGATTTGGAAAACAGGAGGCTACTCTCAAGTCGCTGAATATTGTTTGAAAGATTGTGAATTAGTTTATGATTTGTGGAAACACGGTGTTGAGAACCAAATAGTTAAAGGCTTCTCCCTTGAAGAAGCAATTGAGAAAGATTTGGAGGTGATGTGGTAATGGCTTTAAGTGCAACATCTATTGCTATTTGGATTGTTTTTATAATTATGATTTCATTATTATTTTTTGCAGCCTTTGGTAATAGTAAATATTCAGAAGATACTATTGAAGAGTATATGACGAACCTAATAAATGAGGAACAAAAACGTGGCTCTAGTTGAGGTATGTAACTTCTGTAAAGAAGAGACTATACCAAGACGGATTCGTGGGGTCTATGTTGGTAGTCTTGATGAAATCAAGATTTGGCAATGTAGAAAATGTAAGGCTTTGTGGTCGAATAATTAATTTTATTCGGCCATGAGGCCGCTTTTTTTTTTTATTTTTTTAAGTATTTTTTTTTTAATTAGTATTCTTATATTTTTAAGAATAGTATTTTTTTTGTAAAGAGCAATTCTGAGAGTATATAAACTGTGCAGAATTTGTATTTTAACATAAAAAATACCGCAATGTAAATTAACTACTTGGTGTTAGAACTACACTAGAGTGAAGCGGGTTTGTCAACAGTGGAAATCAATCAATCAATTATAGAAGGTTTAACCCACTTAGATTTAGACTTCGCTATGTTTTTTGTAAATACTTTTTTTGTAATCGTATCATTACAAATAACTCACTTATTTTATGTATTATGGGAGGAAAAAAGATATGAAAGAAAGAACACATCACAATGGTAAATGTAAGTGGATGACCGATTTTATGGAGTCATTGAAAGATATAGAAGTTGAGTAAAATGAATGAAGATTATTGGGAAGCACAAATAGAAGGTTTTGAAAATCAATTCAAGAAACCAATTTGGAGAGACTACTTAGAAACTCAACGTAAGTTATTAGATGAAGTATTTTCTTTAGGTTTAGATTAACCACTCAGGTAAAACCGGAAAATTATCTGCCGCTTCATTAGCCCCCGTAGATTCATCATCTACATCAAAGTAGTCTGTAATATCTCTCCACGCTTGTCTATATTCTAACAACTCTTGTTGTTGTTCAGTAGTATATAATGCAAATCTATCTGTTAACATAAATTGGTCTGTAAAAACTAAAAATGCTTCTCTCTCATGTCCAACGGCTTGCCAAGTCCAATCTTCTTCTTCTACATGAGTAACATTACCGTCACCGTCTTGAAATACTTGTTCTCTCATTTTAATCACCCGAATGTATTTATCACCCTTACATTAACCCACGGAATAGCACCTATTTGGTCTGTAATATCATTTAATACTGATGATTGGTTACTAGTGCTTGTAGATGTCTGCGTAATCAATGTGTTAGCACTTTCACCGAAACTACCTATTTCTCTTAACACACTACAATAGACATCATTTTGATTATCCTCAAAATAGTGTGGTAAAGTAGACGCAGGTTTACAGTATAAATTAGTAGTATTACTATCAGCCCAAACTAAACCTATGAAGTACCAAGTTTTTTCATCCATTTCATAAGTCTGATTAGCATTACCTGCGGCATTCTTTAATTGTGCTAGTATTGGGCTTGTTGATGTAAAAGTTATTGATGTCTGAGCCACCAAATTGTCGGGGTAAGGCGCACCACCAACAGCCGCTTTAGAATCATAAACTCCTATTTTCATAGTTGCATTACTGTTTGCGGTTGATGCTCTCATTGAAATATAATCTATTGTTCCTCCTTGATAAGACCACATTGGAATCATAGAAACATAATTCATAGCAGTACACGCATTGAATGTTTGAGTCCTTATACCCATCATTCTTGAAGGAACTCTATACTTTACCGTACCAAAAGCAGATATTCCATTTACTGATGCTCCATAATGGTCATTCTTAGTTGCTCCTCCACCACCTGTTCCATCATCTACTGTACCATCACTCTTTCTTCTTCTGAATGCTTGTCTACCCATTTTTAATCACCTCATGGATGGCATACTGCGTGTATGCTCCCTGCAATATTCGCTGTTGAACCTTGCGTATTTTTAAATCTTATGCGGATATTACTACTATTAATATCAACTTCTATTTCACCTATTGGTGCAGCACCATCATAAATAATACCGTATTCTGTAAAGTTAGCGGCTGAACCATCATAATGGCACATAACATCCATTGTTTGTACTTCATTGTTTGAAGAGTCTGTAATATGAACTGATGCTTTAACTGCCTTAAAGTTAGCATGAGGTACTGCTAGTAATGTAATATAGTTATTATTAGCAGTACTTGTTGCACCCACTACATTACCTAATGTTTTAATTCCGCTAGGATTATGAGTTAAACCACCGTAACCGCCTGTACCATCTACTGATACTA